TTTTAATTTAGCAATTCTATCCCTTTCCTTTTGCTCTGCCTCCTCCTTATCTTTTTTTGCTTTTGCTTTTGCTTTTGCTATTTTCTCCCTCGCTGCCTTCTCCCTTGCAAGTCTTGCGATCCTCTCCCACGTCTTCTCTCCTCCATCACTTCCACCTCCAACATTCCCACCAGTAGAACCGGAACCAGATGCACCGCCTCCATAACTACCTGAATCATTCAAGGTAGGAATAATCTCACCTCTATATTCAAGAAAATCAAAGGGTCGATCATTCTGTTCTGCAAGTGCCATTATTTCCGGGCCAGAACCAGAAGAATACCCCCTGTCCTTATCACGCCATCTCATGGTGTTAAGGGCTTCAACTTCAGGGTCTGTCAGTACAGCAACTTGATGGGTTGAATCAACCCTTCCCCTTCCCTTCCCTTTGGGTAATTTAGTTTTCTCCCCGGTCTTTTTACCAACTGTTTCGTAACTCGTTATTTTAGTCACAGGGTCTTTCTCCCCAGAACCACCAAGTGCTTCCAAGAGTCTTCCTTCTCTTGGGTTAATGTGTGCAACCTCATGCCCCGGAGGGCCAGACTTATTAATAGCATCAACAGTAGTTTCATTAAAAGCAACAACTTGAGGTTTTTGCTCTGGCTTCCTGCTTCCGGGGCCAGCGGCAGCACCACCTCTTCCTTTGCCCGTGGCAGTCTTAAAACCTTTGCTTGGAGCAGAAGCCCCTGTTTTTGTTGATACTCTTCGTGCCATAATTACCCTACAACTGTTGCGCTAGATTTGTTATCAAAATTTTCTATCCTGTCCCTGATTTTCTTGCGGTTTTCTATCTCTTCTCGTTTTGCAAGTCCTTCTGTGATACTACCAAATACGTCTAACAATGGATCAAATTTGGGAGGTTGATTCAAAACTCCTGCTTGTGAATTTGATAGTGAGGCAGCAAGGTCTGGATTTGCATTGACTTGGTTTAAGTTGGTCATGTCTCTTTTTGCCGCAGTAACTGATGCTTCTGAATCGTTAGCGGCTTTAATCGCCCCTGATGCAAGTTCATTCTTTTGGATACCATATTCTTCTGCGGCATCTGCTTTCCTATTAACCTCAGTTGAACTACCGAACCTACCACCTCTTGCCAAAGCAAACTGTAACTCTTTCAGTCCATCTTTAAACTGATCGTCTAGTTGTGGTTCATAATAGTCCAGATATGCATCTGAACTTTTATCGTAAAAATCTTGATCATATTGACCAAAAACCTTTTCAATTTCCGCAAGTCCTGCATCAACCTTCAACTGCCTTCTTGCTTCAGCTTCTGCGGCAGATTCGTATGCTGGTTGGCTCCCATCACCACCTCCTCCTCCCAATAGTGTGTCTAAAAAGTCTGATACTACACTCATATTATCCTGCCTCGTTTAATGAATAATGTACTGTTAATGTCCCCAGTTTTGCCGCTCCAGCTTGTTCGTTTTCCAGCTTTAAGGCTACATGGGTGGACGTTGTTGAAAGGCCGACTCTACCAAGGCCGTATGTGACTTTATTAATAGTTGCCGCCAATTCATTGGCTTCAATATCAGTTGGATCACCTCCAACTTTTATTGTCCACGTTGATGAAGAAACCAAATCAATTCCCGACCACATTTTGTCTGTTGCAGGAGTCGAAGCATCAAGGAACGGAAGCTGTACTGTCACTTTACACGAATCGTATTCATTGTCATTAATGCCCCCCAATGAGTAGACATTATCACCACTTCGGCACAGGACTTGTCTTCCATCAAAAGCCCAGTCTTCAATAATAAATCCCGGTTCGTAAACTGACCATGCAGAAACTTTGCTACTTGGAAAATACGAAAACACATACACCTTTAACCCAATTGCCAAGTAATATCTTCCAGATCGTGGGTCTAAAATTCCACAAGCATTATGTCCATCTGCATCATCTGCTTGGACTGCACCGATAATAATAGAGTCTATGGAATTCCCAATATCTCCGATATAGGCTGCGTTTGAACTATCCCTTGACTTCAAACTTCGTATGCCGGATCGTGCTAAATAAAACACATCTGAGTCACCAATTGCAATAACGGATTTTCCTGCAATTGTACCTGTGTTGTTTAACACCTGGACAAGTTGAATCAAGGCAGGATCAGGGTCAGAATACCATATCTGAATGCAGTCCTGTGCTAGGATTGCCATATTTTCATAATATGTACTCATCGCCATTAATTCTTCAGAATTCCGTGCATGGTTGGAAAGCACTTGGAACCCTGCTCCGGGTGCAGAATTAATTGTGGCTCCACCTACACCGCCTGTCCATTCTGTAGGATCACCAACTGCACACCACCTCCAAGTGGATTCTTCCAATGAGTGGATAGCATATTTATTACTATATATAAAACTGCCAGCTTGTTGCCCACTGGCTATACTTGCGCCACCTGATGTAGTTGCTGAAGCCACAGACGTTGCTAAGTCTCCAGTTTTTGAACTAAAACTTGCTGTTACGCTATTATAATAATTGTTTGTTGCCGCCCCTTGTGTCTCTGCTATAATTGTGACTACACTCCCACTAGCCACTGCCTCCCACTCTGGTGAGGTTGCTGTTGAGTTTATTTCATCTGCAATCTTTTGTGCAGTCACTGGATGTGAGGTTTCCCATAGGACTGGGTCACGGATTATCGAGATGCCATCCATTGTGATGTTGGTGATTGCATTGTCAATACCCCCAGCCAAGGGTGACGTTCCATTAGTTAACCCAAAATCGCCTTCTGTACTGGAAGTTATTGCTTTCCCGTTTGCTGTCGTTCCTTTATCTGCTGCTGTTATTGTTACTGTTGCAGTGCTTATTGCTGTTGCAGTATAATTTGGTACTGAGGTTTTTGCATTGATTGCAGTTGCAATTGCCGCAGCAGTTGTGTTATTACTTCCTGTGTGAGCAACTGTTCCAGTTATAATATCGACATTATCTACACGGAGGAACAATATATTGTTTCCTGCAAATTCTGACCCTGCATTAACCACAACTGTTCCTGATGCGGCTGTACCTGTGGAGGATGTTGCATTCCCCCCTGTGACTGAGAAACCAACTCTTGCACGTCCGTCATATTGCTGGATAATTCGGTTCATGGCAACCCCACTCTGGAAGTAGTGTGGGCCAGTTCCAGTGCCAGTAAAAGATATTGCGGTTTGGAATGAGTGTGTGCCAGTTCCACCAGAAAAGGATATTGCGCCATTCCCCACACTTGTTTCAAGTTGGAAGGTATTAGTTGTAGTGGTAACTACATAATAATCTGTGGCTAAAGCAAATCCTGTAGGCAAGGTGTCAGTCGTAGTCAGCCTGACAACTGTGCCATTTGCCATCCCATGTGAAGCTTTAGTTAGTGTATTAGCTGTAGCATCTAAACTCGTAATGGCTGTTGCGGCTGTTGCAAGTTGGAAGGTATTAGTTGTAGTGGTAACTACAAAATAATCTGTTGCTAAAGCAAACCCCGTAGGCAAAGTATCTGTAGTAGTCAGTCTGACTACTGTACCATTCGCCATACCATGTGAGGCTTTAGTTAGTGTATTAGCTGTCGCATCTAAACTCGTAATCTCTGTGGCTTCTTGACTTGCCCCCGGATCATCGTGATCACCCCAATAGTGATTGATTAATCCATCTTCAAATTCTACTGCCGCATAAGGTTTCCCATCGAAAAAGTCCACACTTAGAATTTTCGCCATGTCTTCTTCGCCCGTGTTCCCTTTGTATCGGCTTTCACACTTTAGAACAGAAAGTGATTCGGGTTGTCCTGTCATGGAAGGCCGCCCGGAATGACAGTCAGCAAATACATATACATTACCACCTCCGGCAGCTAGGCCAAATGTTCCTGCTGGGAGTGCAGTCCAGAGTTTAAATGCCCTGCGCTTCTCAATCTCACCACCTCTTGTTATATGTGCATTCGTTAGTCCAGCCGTACCTTCCTCGTTCAGGCCATATAGACTACCCGGTACAGAGGTAACTGAAGTTCTGCGAGTGTCAATCCCGGCTTTAAAATCCTCCACTAAAACGTATGGCATCTAGTTCACCTGATGAATATGGAGTGATTGATGAGAGTTACTGGGTTCCGTTCCTCCAAAAACAAGGGGTTCAGTTTTGGATAATCTTGCCCTTAATCTTTGGTAATGGA